ATCCATAGAAAACTGAGTTTTTAACTACGAAGTTTGTTCCTCTTCTGAATCTCATTGCCAAGTTGTGGTTTGTTAGAGACTGAGGTGAAACAGGACCTACGAGTGTGAAGTTAAGAAGGGTTGGTTTGGTTGTTGGGGTAAGTGTTGAACCAGCTCCGTCGTTATCACATTCAATACCGTTACCAGCATCCGCTCCGTCAACAAACAAAGGGTCTCTCTTTGAGATAGCATATTGTATTGTTCCTCTGTATCCGAAGTCAAAGTCATAATCATCGTCACCAGTTGCAACCGCCACCAAGTACTTAGGTGAAACAGTTCCACCAAAGAACTCAAACGCATCGTCAAACGAGTAATAACACTCAACGTATTCAACTACGGTTCCACTACCGACACCAGCTAAAGTAAGAGCATTTACCTCTGAGTTAGCGAACGCCGCAATTCCAGCATATTCAATTCTCACATACTTGAGAACACCTGAGTTATCAGCATCGTCTTCTCCACCATAATTTTTTCCAACACCACCTTCGATGATTGGTTCAATTTGGTTGGTCTTTGCTTTACCCAAGATTACAATACCACCCCAGTCACCTGATTGTGGGAATGCGTTTCCTGAAGTGAATACGATTGGTTCATCCGAAGTTCCTTCAGCCATAATCTTTCCACCACGTTCGATGATAAGAGCGCCTTTCTCAGCGATGTCACTGTGAATGGTGGTTCCCTCTTCAATGGTAAGGGTAACTCCTTCAGGAACGTATACATACCCTTTTAGAGTCCATAGTTTATCTTTTGTGAGGGTTTTATCCTCAGTCAAAGTACCCTGAAGAACAAGTTCGCTCGGGTCAATGATTTCATCCTCACATGAAGTAAAAATTAAAAGTGAAGATAATAGAAAAGCTGTTAACTTTTTCATAGTTTGTAGTTTAGTGAAATTGAGATTGTTTTCTCGTTTATTGTGTTTATTAAATTCCTGTTCGGTACCTTCTGATATAGAATCGTTCCTTGAGATAACAAGTCAGTCAACCCGAGTTTGAACTCCGTCTTTTTGGTTTTATATTGGACTGTCGCATCTACGAGGTCCCTTCCGTTTTCATAAATGTCGGAGTATCCGTTGAATCCAACTGCTGATATTCTCTCCCCGATTCTATTATAGAATAACGAAACAGAAATGTTTTTCTTGGTGTAAAATACACCAGTGTTAATAATATATGGAGATTGACCCTGAAGAGGTCTGCTAGTTCCATTAACAGTTACACTTGAGTTGATGTAACTAAGATTGGATGATAGGGTGAAGTTTTCTCCAAGTTTCTTTCTGAGTTCCATTTCTCCACCGAACAAAAATGCTTGATTGGGGTTAGAGTAAGTTAGTATCAAGTTGCTCGGTGATGAACCATTCGCAACCACTTGTTCAATCGGGTTGGAAAAATGCTTGAAGAAAACTGATGTTGAGAAGTTTTCAGTTGGTGTAAAGAAACTTTCAAATCTTAAATCAACGTTTGTAATCTTGGACTTATCAAGGTTGGGATTACCTATCACCTGTGCGTTTCTGACAAAATCATAGAAAGCAAAATTGCTCACTTCCCTGAATTCAGGGCGAGCAACTGTCTGACTCGTTGAGAATCTCAGATTGTTTGACTCAGTTAAGTTGTAATTCAAATTCAGGGATGGTAGGAAGTCAAAATAGTTTCTGAAAACTTGAACTTGTCTACCACTAAAGTCTGCGGTATTAACCAAGAAGTTTTGGTTCTCATTTCTTAGTCCACCTGAATAATTAAGTCTTCCAACTTTTCCGTTATACATTACATAACCCGCCAAGATATTTGAACCCCCATTGTAACTGTCAGTGTTGTTTGTTATTTCACTTAAAGTTATCTTGTCACTATACCTGAAGACCCTTGCATCAAACATTCTAAATTTGAGTTGTTCAGTTAGTCCCCAACTTAATTTTTTACCACTCACGTTGTAGTGAGTCCCTACTCCGTGTTCGTTCATCTTAGACCAAAATCTATAAGTGTCCCTCCAAACAAAATTCATGGAGTCTTGTGAACCTAGTGAACGTGCCAACGGGGTGATACGATAATCAGGTTGGTTTCGATTCATCCAAAAGTAATTCACTCCGAATGTTTTGTTGGACCATGTCTTCTCATATTGAGAAGTGTAAATGAACTTTCGATATCCGATTGAGTTAGTGTAATCAAGTTCTTGAAGGTTGTCATAGTTCTCACCCGTTCTGTGAATGAATAGGTTCTCTCCTTGATAGTTGAATAGATTTTTTACCGTAAACTTTTTGGAACCTGAGAAAAATGTTGTGTTGAACATCGCACTCAAGTTTTGGGTATTTGTGTTTACCCTATCATTATAATCATATGCCAGTTCCGTAAGTGACTGATAGTCCCTTCTGTTTGAATAGGTAATTGAATTTGAGTTTCTGTAGATTACGTTTGCAACAAATCCGAACCCACCTTCTTTGAGTCTGACTCTGTTGATGATTGAATAGTTGATGTTCAAGTTCAACGGGTTTGTTCTGTCTTGAACTTCAAAGGTTGTTGGAATCATTGAGGTAAAGTATCTTCTTTCTTCTAATGAACCCATTCTGAATTCCTTGGTGGATGGAAAAAGACTTGGTAGGTCAGTGAACCTTACATACTGACTTGGTTGAAAGGTAGATAATGTTCCGTATGAAGAACCAAGTGAGAATGACTGACCGGCATCTACAAACTCACTCTTTGTGTTGATTTGAATCACTCCACCGGCAAAGTCGTTGGGTAGATTAGCACTGGCGGTTTTGTTAACCACCATTGTTTCAACCACGTTACTCGGAATTATATCAAATGAAAAAGCCCTTCTATCAGGTTCTGTTGATGAGAGAAGGGCTCCATTGAGAAGTACAGAATTATATCGGTCGTTCAGTCCACGGATGATAACAAACCGGTCTCCTTGGATTGTCAGACCCCCAACTCGTTTGAGGGTCTCACTTAAGTTCCTATCAGGACTCTTTTTTATAATTTCTTGAGACATCCCGTCCACCATGGTGACACTGGTCTTTGCTTGAAGATTTAAGGAACCTTGGGATTCTCTTTTGAATGTTGTTTGGACGGTGACCTCTTCTAGTTGTCCTTCCAAACTTGTGGTATCAACCTGTTGTTGTAACCCAAGTGTAAGTAATATTGATAATAACATTGTTTCTAAGTTTCAGTCATAACTATTGTATGTTCAAGTAAAATCAAAATGAAAACATAATCATAACCGTTTGATAACAATTCAATAACAAAAAACCCCTCCGAGGAGGGGTTTTGGAAAGATTTACGTAAAGTTTATGCGTAAGCAAATTCTCTTTGTTGTAGGAGTTCGTAAGCTCTTGCCATACGAGTCAATCCGATACCTCCTCCGAATCTTGGGAAGAATTCCAAGGAAAGAAAATCTTCCAATTCTTTTTCAACTCTTTCTTTACCGAATAGTTCAAATAGCTTTTCGCTATAACCTCCATTCTCAATTGCGTAAAACATAGTTCTCATATCAGAAACACTACATGACCTTTCTGCAGAACCTATAGTTTCTTGTCCATAAAGGATTACATCAACTTTGTTGAAGATGTCTTTGTCTTCGTGTTTCATATTCCAAAATGGGTGAGTTCTTAAAGGGAAGTGTTGAAGGGAAATGACTGAACCTTTTTCTTCCCACATTCTCTGTTCGTGTTCATTTTCCAATATTTTTACTCCACCATATTCCTCACACATTTCATCGTAAGTAACCTCAACTGGTTGGTCAAAACCTAAATAGTGTAATAGTTCCGACTCCAATTGAATAAGTTCTTTCATTCCTCCTTTTGATTCAAATTCAAACATGGGGAAAATTAGTTCGTGTCTACCAGGAATTGGATTCTTTTCTTCTCTATAAGATGTTGAGATACAAAACACTCCGTCCCAATCAGGGTTTTGAAGAAGTTCATACTCCAACCACATTTGTCCTGTTTGTGGAAGAGGCCAAATCTCTCCACCGTATTCAAAAGTTTTTACTGAATGGGGATTCTCACACGCAGCCAAGATGGATAATCTTGATTGAGTTGGGACTTCAACGAAGTTTTTGTTTATGAAGAATTGTCTCATTTTTTGTACCAATTCGTGGTAAGTTTTTGTGTTTTTCATTTTTTTCTTTGTTCATTTATGGGCAAAAAAAAATCCGTCTTAAAGACGGATTCAATGCCACGGTTGTGGTTTATTTTTTAATTTATGTAGGTTTCGTTTATACATAATTGAAAATAAATATACCTAACATCTGAAAAGTGTAAACTGTAACATTATTTTTTTTGATTCACAAAAAAACCAAGTCCCATTGAAAATCTTATTGGTTCAACATCACATCTAAACCAATCTTTGGAGTAGTTTTCTGATATAGTTAACAATTACTATTCCGAAAAAAATGTTGGACCCTACAAGTAAACTAACCCCCAATCCAAACTTGATTGTGTGATGAGGATTCATCATACCAAAGCAGAATCTATCCACTTTGAATGATAAAAACATAAGAAAGAACACAACAATTAGTTGAAAAGCAAAATCCAAAAAGGGATATTTTTTTATATTCATTTTAGTTCTCTTGGAATAGAATATCAACAATCTCATCAACATCGGTGGTGAATTCCATGGACTCTGAAATCACTTTAACAATCTTATAGGGGTCACCGTTTGATGCGGGACGACGGTCTTCAACATATCCTTTCCAACTCTCAGCGGTTGCCAAAGGAACACGGATTGATGAACCACGGTCAGATACACCCCACGAAAATTTATCAATTGATTGTGTCTCATGTCGGCCAGTCAAACGAAGATTATTATCCGAACCATAGTTTTCAATATGGAGTTGGTGACGCTCTCTAAGTCTTTCAAACAAAATCATAAAGTAATCTGAACCACCAACATCTCTCATCATACCATTGGAGAAGTTACAGTGAAGTCCTGAACCATTCCAATCTCCTGTAACAGGTTTGGGGTGGAACTCGATGGTAAATCCTTGTTCTTCACTTAGTTGTTGAAGGATATAACGAGACATCCACAAATCATCACCAGCTTTTAGTTTACCTTTACTGAAGACTTGGTATTCCCACTGACCCAAAAGAACCTCAGCGTTTGTTCCAGTGATGTCAATCCCCGCCATAAGACACATCTCCATGTGGTTGTCAACAAACTCACGTCCGTCAACCTTACCATTACCCACACCACAATAGTATTCACCCTGTGGTGCCGGATATCCATCTTTAGGGAATCCCAATGGACGACCATCTTTCATGATGGTGTACTCTTGTTCAAAACCAAACCAAATATCTGAATCTTCTTCACCAGCCAAACAACGAGTATTTGATGGATGTGGTGTCCCATCAGGGGTCATAACCTCACACAAGACATAGAAACTTTCATAGTATCCCTTATTGAGGTAGTTTTTGTAAACCCGAACAGGTTTTAGGATACAATCAGAATAATGTCCCTCAGCTTGTTTTGTTGATGAACCATCGAAGGACCATTCAGGACAGTAATTGATATCGAACATGTCTAAATCGTCAAGTTCAATAACCTTCACTTTACTGCGAAGATTGGGCTCAGGAGTGTATCCATCAAGCCATACGTATTCAAGTTTGATTTTTGTTTTCATAGTTTTTTTTTTACACCACCATATTTTTGTGGGGGTTCGTCAATAAATATATATGTTTTTTAAGAACGGACAACCTTTTTTAGGGGGGTGTATCAAAAATTATTCAGCAGATTGGGTTTCCATTTCCTCAACGACTTCCATCATTTGAATGTCAATGTTGAGTTTAACTTCCTCACTCACCAATACTCCACCTGTTTCAAGTGGTGCATTCCAAGTAAGTCCGAAATCATTACGGTTGATAACTGCGGTGATTTCCCAACCGTGCTTGGTATTTCCCCATGGGTCAACACTTTGTCCGTTGTATTCAACATCCAAATCAACCTTTTGAGTGACACCTTTGATGGTGATTTTACCTACGATAGCTCCGAAACTCTCATGCATCTCACCCTTGAAATCAATTGTTGGGAATTCATCTGTATTAAAGAAGTCTGCTGACTTGAGGTGATTGTCACGGTCAGCATTACCAGTAGTAACTGAATTAGTGTTGATAGACAACGAAACACTTCCGTCTTCGTTTGCTCCACCGCTGAAGGTACCGAAGTTTCCTTTAACAGTCGAAATCATAAGGTGTTTAACCTTGAATCCAATCTCAGAGTGAGCTTGGTCAATAATCATTTTTTTCATAGTAAAATATTTTGTGTTGAAACAATAATCAAAAAAAATGATAATGTCAAATTACCTCAATTGAATTAATTTTATCGCCTGCAGAGATTTGGTCAATAACGTCCAATCCTTCTACCACTCGACCAAAACAAGTATGGTTACCATCCAAGTGTTGTGTATTTTGGCGATTATGACAAATGAAGAACTGTGAACCACCAGTGTCACGTCCGGCATGTGCCATAGACAACACACCTTTGTCGTGGTATTGTTGGGGAGCCTTAACCTCACATGGGATGGTGTAACCAGGTCCACCCGCACCAGTTCCATTTGGACATCCTCCTTGGATTACGAAACTTGGAATTACTCTGTGAAAATTCAATCCATTGTAAAATCCTTTGTTAATCAAATCAAGGAAGTTTTTTACCGTGATTGGGGTTGCTTCATCATACAATTCAGCAATCATGTCACCCTTAGGTGTAGAAATTTTAACTTTACTCATATTGTTTTTTTTTGAAAGTATAATAAAAAAATTTGAAATAAAAAACCCCCATCCGAAGATGGGGGCAGTTGGGCTATAAGGTCAGAGATTTATTTTGAAAGAGTTTTGAGATTATTGATACTCCCTTGACGACTGTTGAACTATGTTGACCGATGACTTTTGAAATACACATCAAAATCAAACATCACTACTTAGTATATATTGTAGAATGAACCATAGGTTCGTAAATCCCCAAACCAAATAGACTCCAACTTAGATGTGAGTTGTTGCGTTGTGAACGTCCAACTCTTCTTGGATTTTTTCAATTTCACTTTCGTAGTAAGTGATTAGATTATCCATTTCGATTTGTCCAAAAATGGTGGTTTTCACAATAGTTGCAGATTCACCATATCTACGAGATTCGTTGGTCTTACCCTCGGTGCAGTCGATGACTCGTAGGTACTTTACCAATCCTTTATACTCCGACAAACGGAAAATCTTATCATACACCTTTGCGTTTGCTTGGTGAATCTGAGTTTTAAGATAAACCAATTGAGAAACAGTTTGGGTAAGAGTATCCATGTCTTCTCGTGGCTCATAGGTTCTAACAGAACCTTCCTCCATCGAGTTGTACTTTTGAATACGAGTCACCAAAGATTGAATCTGTTTGGTAAGCTTGTTTTTTTCTTTGAGTGCTTGTTTAATTGTCATGTTATTTTGCGATTAAATGAATTAAGTTTGAGACGAACAAACCAAGTCCGAAGACCATGATTTGAATTGCAATTCCATACGAACCTGAAAGTCCAAAACGTTTGTCATGAAGTTGGACAAACATTTTTTCCACTTCAGAAATTTCTTCAGAGGTTTTTGCCAAGTGAATTTTTTGATTTAGTTGTTCGGACATTTTATCTTCTTTGCGAGAGAAATACCATTTGGCAACCCAAGCAATGATGAATACTGACCAACCGAGGATATTAATAATATCGAAACTTGTCATAATAAGGGGTTTTTAGTTGATGAATGATATAGAAAATAAAATTAAATGTCAAACGGGGTGTCCGAAAAATTTACATGTTCTACTGTTGGACAATATATGGTAACCAAATCTCGAATGTGGTCCTTGAAGTCCTCCAAGTTAGTGAACTCTCTAATGTCATAACCATCAATTAATTTGAAGACTCCAACTTTTTCCAAAATATCAATTTTGTTGATGATTAAATCAGTAACACCATTGATGTTGGTTGCTTTCATTAAATCATCAATGTTCAACCAATTTACTTGTCGTGGTCGACCAGTTGTTGCACCATACTCCTCACCAACCTCACGTATCTTATTAAAGATAGGGTCTTTTCCCTCGAAGTCTTTCGCCCCGACATAAGTTCGATATGCTTTGGCAATTCCATAAACTCGGTTGATTGACTGGGGAGGCACACCATTCATAATTGCACTACCAACGGTGCAATGTGATGATGTAACATAGGGGTAATCACCCCAGTCAATGTCCAACTCGAATCCCTGAGCCCCCTCGAATAGAATTTGTGCATTTGGTTGATGTTGGTGGAATTCACGATAAATGTCAATGAGACAATCATCAGTATAAAAATCCTCAGCTCTTAGACCCTTACGGTCATATTTGTTACGATAGGTTGGACCATTTCCAGTTTTTGTAGTACCAATCTTGGTGTCTTTGGAATCTTCCAAGATATTTTCAGGTGTAATAATGTGGACTCTCTTATCAATAAATAAGTTACCACGGACAACAAATCCCGCATTTTCCAATTCAGCAATTTCGATATCCAACTTGTCGGGGTCCACAACACAACCAGGTCCAATGATAGATTTAATCCCATACAATACACCCACAGGAATGTAATGTGTCACAAACTTTTTACCATTATGATATACGGTATGACCGGCATTTCCTCCTCCGTTATAACGAACAACGTGAGTGTAGTAATTTGGTTTTTTTGCCAAGGCGTGAGCAACTTTACCCTTACCTGTGTCTCCCGCTTGAAGGTCGACAATGATGTCTGCTTTTAACATATTTTAGAATTTGGAAATAATTTGTCGGATGGTTTGTTCGTCTTCCGAAGAAATTTGTAAACGAATAATAGAAAGTTTGTTACACATTTCTTTCCATTCAAGTTCAGGGATTGATGGTAGATGGTCTTCAGGAACAACTCCTTTCGGGGCGACTCTCACCACCCATCCATCTTCAACTAAAGCATCAATAAGTTCATCTGTTTCTCTTGTTGAAAGAGCGGACAAAAAATCATCCACGTCAACGTCTACATAAGTTTCAAATTCAGGCATAATTAAAAGTTTTCAGGTTCTGTCAAATCGAGTTGAAAATTTGCTAATTCACTATAAACAACCAACGAATATCCCGTTCCAAGTGGTTTGAATATGTATTGGAAGTCACCTGGCATTCCATAAACTTTCCTGATGGCATCTTGCCATTCTTCAAGTTTAACTCTTTGTGTTTCGGACATTTCAAATTTCATCGTCTTCTTGTTTGGATACCACAAATATACGGAAACTTTAAGTTATGTCAAAAACAAATTCAAAATTAATGATGTAGAATTGTAACCATGAATGGATAACTTACCAATTGGTTATTCATTATGATACTCACCATACCATAATAAACACCATCAGGAACATTGCTTCCATCCCAATCGTTGTTATATTGAGAACTTTGAAAAACCGTTCTTCCCCATCTATTCTTAATAACGATTGGTCTATAATCATAAAGTAAAAGGTTTCTAATTATAAAACTTTCATTAATACCATCTTGATTAGGTGTGACAACGTTTGGAATTGTTATCACAGGTGGTGCGGGTTGTGTACATTTAACCCAGTTACTTTCACTTAAATAGGGTAGATTTTCAGCAACAACCTTGATATCATAATTTCCTACCTCTAAGGTATCTGAGACCATACAATAAGTGGTATCAACTATTGGTTGGTTATTCCACTTAATCCATGTGTTCTGATAATTGATATAAACATCATATAAAGGAAACGCCCATCCATTATAGGAATTCCAAACTAAACAAACCGAATCACATTCTCCATTTGATTGTAAATGAATCGAATGTATAGAATCCGACGGACCGAAAATAAAGTTATTGAATCTGAAATCTATTTTGTAATCGTAAGGTTGTCCATCAACATTAGTTGCCATCAAATCATCATAGTACAAACGGTCCCAATCTGTAACTAATTGACGAAAAGCATATTGTGTTCCATCCCAACGGAAAATTCCATATCCTTGGAAATAGGTTGTATCAAAACTATTGGTGTCAATACTCCATTGTAACATTGTGTGATTATCATTAACCACCGTGACGTTTTCAAATTTCCAAACGGGTTCAAAACAATCATCAACAACAATAACCAAGGTGTCAAATTCATTCATGGCGATACCACACTTATTAACCAAAGTATTACCATCATTACCAGTTTTGGAATATAGGAAATATCTTCCATTCACCAAAAGAGGATATTGAAGTATCACCGTAAGAACGGAACTCTCACCGTTAATATCACATTGAGGTACCAACTTCTTTATTGGTAAAGGTTGCCCCAAAGGATTTGTCAAACGAAAATCAGTTCCATCATCAGCAACAGATTCACAATCCAATTTGATTGCAAAATGTAAATCAATTGCCGTATCACCACAATTGTAATCAACCGCAGGCAACATCGTAATTGAATCCAAGTATTGACCTGGATAGTTGTAGTCCAATTTGACTCCTTGCATTGCCAAGGGAGAGCAGTTAGCTGAAATACCAATCATCATGTCCCTTGATGCCGAACCAACCTGATACCAAACACCCCATAAAGAATCGAAACGATATTCACTAATTTTGATTGCCAATACATCAATTTCTTGTTGTGTGGGTTTGAACGAAATGGTTCCAGTCTTGGGGTTAATCGTAAAATATTGCGATGTCACAGGTTGGTTTACACTATATCCTGGGTCAAATGGAATATTGGTTTGATTTGGGTAGGCATTCTCACGACAGGCAATTAATTGATAATGAATACTATCACCATCATATTCCACACTTTTCTGAGCCCAATTGAAGCTGTTATTTACACAAAAGGCACGTACTGGTTCTGATATGAATATTGGTGATGAGTTGTTACCAAGAGTGTTATCCAAGTCAGCATCGAAGAAGAAACCATCATTCCCCAAGGTACCATTGGATGTAAATATGTTAGTTATGTTTCCTGGTCTACAGCAGTTATCATACCAAAACTTAAAAGTAGGACAAGTTCCCGGTAGAACAACATATCCTCTATAAAGATAAATTTCCAAAGTTTTTGTAGATGGAGAGCCAGGAGTAACACAATCAAAAAGTGTCGGTGCAACAGTTCCAGAACCAGCCATCAAATTCATGTTTATGGTTTGATTTGCATAACAACCAGAACTGACTGTAACAATATCTGTTGTTGGCATCGCAATACCCGTAACATCACGGTATACCCTTAATAATACTTTGTAGTGATTTGGAATTCCCGTTGAATCTCCAATGTATTTGTATTGGATGTCTCCACCTGCTAAGTGGGAAGCAAACGATGTTATAGACATCAAAGTCATAAACATCAAAAGAATAAATTTTTTCATACCAATAAGTATATGAAAAAATTTACAAACAATAAAAGTAAATTTTACCTCAAACCAACTTTTCTAAGAAAACTACGCCAATTTTCACGTCTTCTTCTACGTCTAACAAGTCTTGCTCTTGCTGCACCACCTTGACATCCCACAGATTTTGACGCCAATCTTGAGTAACCTCTTCTGTTACTACTTTTCATTCCACCAGCAATTGCTCCCAAAAACTTAAATAATTTTGATAAAATCGCAATTGCAATTAGTCCAATCGCACCGTGAACCACAACTTTTGGAACTGCCATTCCAGCAATATTGACTGTTTGTTCAGTATAAGGGGTCCCTTGTTCTTGTAAATTTTTCATAGCAAGAACTTTTTTCAATTCATCTTTGAGTTGGTCTGCAGATAAAGAATTCAAACGTTGGTCCAATTGTTTGAATATTAATTTGGTCTTTGGGTCTTTAATCTCGGTACTTAATTCTTCAATTGAAGTTTCAGGACCTAACGTAGTCTCATCAAATTCTACTATACCCTCTAAGAAAGTATTCAACACATCTATATCGTTGAACGTACATTCTTGTTCTTGGGTTTCAGCCTCAATAAGGTCTATTACTTTGTTGTACTGTGATTCTGTCAATTGTATTTTCATACAGATAAATACATCAAAAAATAAAAAACCCCCACCTTTTGGGTGAGGGTCCACAAAAACAAAAACAAAAAACACACTAAACCATCTCGACCACTTCATTCATAACGTAGGCTTTGGAATCCCAACTTTTCGCATTCACAACTTTGTATTGTTCTTGAGAGTAGAGTTCGGTATTCAACCAAAGTTGATTGATGGTTCCAACCTTCAAACCTTCCAAAATAGACAAGTCAACCAATTTGATTTTCTTTCCAACACGAGCAAAAACTGTCAACCAAAAATCTGAACCTTCGGCTTTGAACTCCACAGTCTGAAGGGCACCTTTCTCGTAGTTACCAAGTACCAAGGATGGATTCTCCGAGAATTGTTCGTTCTGCCAAGAAGGAGATTCATTGATGGTAACAAAACCTGCTTTAACTTTTACTACGAAACGGAACTGACCTTTTTGACCTTTGATGAAGTTTACCGTGCGAAGGTTGGTGATGTTAACTACTTTGGACATTCGTGTTGGGTTATTGGTTATTAACACTACAAATGTACGGCAAAGTTTTGGAATAAAAAACCCCCATTTTATGTGAGGGTGTAAATTATTGTTTGTTGAAGGTCAGTGTTATATTTCCACCATTTTCAAATTCGTTCCACTGAAGAAGTGTTTCTCCTCCGTTTGATGTCTGAGTCCATTCCTTACCGTTTGCATTTGCTACCATCTCAATGGTTTGGTCGTTGTCGGCCATCCATCCACGGTCCACATAGACTCCCGCCTCAGGTCCAAACGACAAGTTACCTTGCATATACCATACATTCTGTTCAACCCAAAACAATAGACTCTTGGTGTTATGAACCTCAGTTGAAGACCAACTGAATGTTGAGTTAGGAACCATGGTGGTATTACCAGGACCAACACCATCTATGGTTAAGTTGTACCCTGTGTTATTGTTGATTGTAATGTTTACTTGCCACATATGAAATGATTTTTATCTCTTTATTATTAATATTTCATGAGAGTCTTTACTATTAGTTATACCAGCCTCTTCTCGGTTTTTACCTATCCTTTTTTCACCATTACCCATTGAATAGTTCCACTTGGGGAAAACCTGTTCAAAATCTTTATAATATTCTCTAATGGTTTCACAATTATTGTAAGATAACACAAATTTACCTTTGTGTTTGTGAAGTAGGTCACGGAGTAATTCGTGATTGAATCCATCATGATGAATTGGAATGTTTCTCATAGGATAGATTCCTGTAAACATTTTATTGTCTTTATCTTTTTCCAAGTAATATGGTGGGTCTAAATAAAGGGAATCATGAACGTGATTAGGTAAGACACTCTCGAAACTAGATTGTTTAACACTTAGTGTAGCTACTGAAAAATTCTCAATATTTTGAATCATTTTATCCCACTTGTTTTTCTTCAGGTATACTGATGAACCCCAACCTAAATATCCAGGACCATATGAAGTATTGTGATTGAAATAATAAAATGCCGCAGCAGTAACACTGTCTAATTCAACGACATCATCTCGTTTATAATGGTCAGTTTTCCAATCTTTTAACATTTGTTGGGTGTTATCCCATTTCATCAAAATCTCTTTAATTCTATGGTATTCTTCTGAAGTTGGTTGTATTTCCTTGAGTTTTTTTACCAATTCAGTTTTATTTGTTTGAAGAGTCTGCCAAAAATTAACCAAGACATCAAACAAATCGTATCCGATGACTTCAATACCTTTGGAGGCCCAATTGACTTCCAAAGAACCTCCACCCATGAAGGGTGAAACAATCTTTGTTTCTTTATCCAAATAAGGTGAAATAATTTTTATTGCCTTACTCTTTCCTCCTGCGTATCTTATTGGTGTTTTCATCAATATAAATATATTAACTTATTTTCCACAATCAATTATGACCAGTTGTTATTTTTTTTCCTTTCTTTTTTTTGTCATAGTATTATTTACCAAATTCCAAGATTCTACCAATTTAATATCCCACTCTTCACCATTTTCTTGGAAATTCCATTTTGGGTATCTTCCGCATTTCATTTTATAGTCTTCTTTACAAGTATTCTCAATTTCCTTGAAATCGATATTGACCAATTTTTTTTCAACACCAAACAATCCTGGGACTTCGGCGATTACTTTTGTAGAAACAATCATATAAATTTCTACAACGTTTCCCTTCTCCAATTCATCATGAATTAATACATGAATTCCATGAGTCCTCAAAGAGGGTCCTCCGGTGAAAGCAGAATTCTGATACCAATTGAAAGTACCTTTAATTCCTTTAGAGTCTTGTGAACCACCAATTTTGTAAATATTACCATTAACAACAATAAAATAAACTCGACCATTATTTTGTGTTAGTTGTTTACCTAATGACACATTCCACTCTACAATCCATTTTTTACTCTTGTGAATACAAGACTTGATGTTACCCACTTTTATTGCGGTTGAGACTTTATCTATAGAGAAATGTTCCATAGTCCAAATGTACGGCAAAGTTTTGGAATAAAAAAACCCACTATACTTGGAAAATAAATTTCCAAATTAAGATGTATAAATTGGATAATTCGATAAATCAGGATAAGGGAGTTCTATGTCCGGATTGGATTTTTTTCTTCCATCGTAGTGATAAAACTGTGCCATCATTAGAACACCTCTTGTGGCGAGTTCAGGAATCATATAAAAATTCCATCCCAACATATCAAAATTATCTTCGTGATAAGAACATTCATTTCTTCCACTGTATCGAGCCCTTTTGAACCAAAGATAAGCGTCATGGTCATCTGTTAATATCGCACCACCCTTTGATAGTTTGAGATGTTTATAAGGTCCTGTAAATGATATACACATGTGAGTATTTGGAATATACATGTCTGAAGTAAATCTCAGAGCACTATCCCAAACTTTTGTTGGTTTTAATTGATAAGCACCTTTTAACGTATTTCCCTCACTTTTTTCGAAATTAACTTTACCACCCGCATGTATTATTTCACATGGTACGGAGGGATAAGTTCTTGAGGGGATTGATATTTGTTTACCCGTAATTTTTTCATAATATAAGGATAAAAATAATGCATTTGATTGATTATCTAAAGCAACCGCATAGGGTGCTCCAGTATAATCACACAACAATCGTTCGAACTCTTCAGTAATTTTATAAGCCCCGTTAGCCATTTTCTCTAACAATTTTACATGGTGAACCGTAAGCAACAACATTATCAGGAATGTCTTTATTTACAACAGAACCCGCCCCAATGATTACATTCTTACCAATTTTTACCTCATGTAATACATTTGTACCCATTCCTATGGTCGTTCCTTCTCCCACGGTTACGTTCCCCGCAATGTTTACACCCGGATTAATCGAACAATAATCATTGATAATCGTGTGATGACCTATAGAAACGTTTCTATTGATTGAAACAAAGTCTCCTAAAGTTGTGTGGGCTGCGATTGAAACCTTAGAGTTAATTAGTATACCCCGACCAAGTGTGCTGGTGTAAGAAAGGTCCAAACCAATATGAATGATATTGACAAACTTATTTATATCAGGACCAAGAATCTCAATAATTTTTTTCTTGTGTGACGGTTGATAGACACCCAAAACAATTTTTTCATAATCATGTATATTCAAATTGTTAAGTACTTTTATTTCGAACGCATCGTGGTGAAAAGTATTAATCAATGGTAAATCCAAATTGTTGTAGATGTGTATTTTTGGATTTATCCGATTCGTTGAATACAGATTATCCAAAATCATGGTGATAACATTATCACCCTTTCCTAAAACCAGTAATTTTGTTTCCATACCCTTTTTCTTTTAACTCAACAGATGTGTATTGAACCAAATTTAATTCGTTCATTATCCTATGAACACGTTTAAGTAGTTCTACGTTTGTGGTCTTTTCTTTATTTTTGAAGTAGAGATTATCCTCTAAACCTATCCTAATTCCATCGAAGTCCAACAAACCATGTGTGGTGCTTTTTAATTGTTGGGAACCTATTCCTCCCAAGCAAGTAAATGAATTTGTTGGTAGATTATTCTTGATAGTTGCCAAAGTATTCAAATCGCATTGCGAATTATAAATATTTCCCAAAATAACATTAATATGATGTGGAGGTTTTAGTATGTTTTTTGAAATAAGATAGTTTGTGTAATTCAGCATTCCTGAGTCAAAACACTCTATTTCTGGTTGAACACCATATTTGTCCATTTCGTTAATCAACGACAGAATCATTTCAGGTTGATTAATTGACGCACCCGTGGGAAAATTCAGTGACGACATAGTCAGTGAACCCATGTCTGGATGTAATTGTAAAACTTCAGACCTTTTTTCTAACTCAGGAAAGTTTCTACCTGTTAGTGAAACACAAATCAACAAATCGGGACAATATTTTTTTATCCCTTCCATAATTTTTTGATAAACTTCTTTTTTATATGTATTTTCTAATGTTATTTCATCTCGCGCATGCAAATGCACTATTGAAATCCCCAATTCCTCAGCCATGTGGACCTCCTCTATAATTTCATTTGGAGTTAAAGGTGCAAAAGAATTTTGTCTATTAGTTTGAGTACCTGTAGGAGTAAAGTTAATAATTTTTTTCATTTCATTTTGCTAAACGCATTTAATTTGAAAATTTCGAGCTCGTCGGAATTGTTAATCCTAAATTCGTAAATTAAGGAATTGTCTTGGAAAATCATTAAACTTTTGAAATCATTTATATCACATAATGTTCTAATAATCCAATGGTATGGTGGTACATTAATTTTTTGAATTTGGTTCTCATTGGTGATAACCATCAGTTTTTGATTTTCAGTCCAAGAGTTTTTGATAAAAAAATCAACTTTTTGTTTGAAGGGATTGTAAAACATAGTAAAGTGTTTTTTTCTATCAGGTATGTTTTCAACGAATATTCTGTTCTTGATAGTTTCACTAGCTAAAAATTTTACATTCAGATTTTTGAAAATATGTTTAGTGTAATTTTCCAAAGGAACACAAGGTAGATTTATCATCGTATTACTCATATGTTCTTTGTCATAATTTTCGAAAGTTTGGGGTAAATTGGAAAGATTAAATGATTTGAAGCATCCCACCAAAAAACCTTCAGTTTTACCATTGAATGTATAAAAAACTGCATCATGATTCTCAAGATGTTGATTGTGTTCTTCGAATATTTTTAGGTCTAAAACTTGAGTATCATATTCGAGATGATGTAATCTATCGTATCCGAAATTTTTTGCTATTTTGGCCGCCATAGAAAACATGCGGTAAATAGCAAATCCATAAAAGTTTTTGTTTCTATACTTTGACCAAATTTCATAGTCGTCCAAAATAAACCACTCGAATCCTAATAAGTTAGGGTCTTGACTCACATCATTTAGGTGGTCATAGAAATAATATTGACAAAGTTTTTGAATTTTGAGTGGTGTGTGACTATGGCTGATAAGCAAAATGTCAAAACCCAAATCTTTAACAGACAAAATTGTTCGTTCTAAAATATCCTCATATTTAGGAGTTGGTGTATAAGCCGTAATTAAAATTAAATCTTTCATTAAGTTTTAGATTAATAAAAAGAATTTAATCGAACAACTTGTCTTGGTAAACCCTTGTAAATAAAAACCCCCACCGAAAAAATCCGATGAGGGTCTGGCTATGCTCTGAGACTACGAGCTTAGGTGGTCAGTCTTTGGTGGGATTATCCTTTCCCCACTCGGTCCACAACAGTTGCCTATCGTAACCAACCAGTGTCGGTAATTTGAGTCTACCACTCTTTTCGTTGACACCAACTCAACTGTTAGTTATATCTCTTGAACCTTCGGGGCTCACTAAGGGATTGCAGTCCCACGAGTACTTTCACAATCAACACCAAAGGACTTGCGGTCCGATTGATGCCTTCATTGGTCCGATGACCTGAAGGATTAGACACCTTTCAGTATCAACGCCCGAAGACTTTCGCTTGTATCTGAGAATATCATTCACATTGATATGTAGCTATTTGTAGAATAATGAAAGATGTGCTTCGGGAGAAGGTCCATTCCTTTTGGGAACGAAATGCTTCACACCTCTCTGTCAACCCGCCAGTTGACGGTCAATCAGGACTACGGTAGGTTTGACCCCGTGGTAACCCCTCAGACTGGTACTCAGCTTTACAACACCCGGCGGGATGTCTCAAACCGTCACCTGTACCTTTTCCTATTGATGTCTCCATCTCAACCCCGATTCTCTACAAAATCGGAGTGGTGTCCTCCCCTCAGCACTTGCCGTCAGGGTCTTCACCGTAGGTACTTTGTTTAGTTGTCAGGTCAATGACCTGCGGAACTACTTGGGTCGCTAAACCCTTTTGTCCCCTTTAGTCCCGTTGCCGGGGTTATCTAAGGACGCTAAACCGCCCATTCGGTACCAATTCACTTTAGGGGGGTAAATTGGCTTTATAAAGAACGTTCGGGGTGTTACCCCCGTTTTGTTATACAAAGATACAACAAATTTTCAATCTGTCAAATCTTTTCCTAAAGTTTTTTTGGTTTTAATAAATATCCCCAAAACGACCAAAGTGATATAACTATAATCACTTTTTTGTTTTCGTCAAGCGAGTGGTGAATATTTTAAGAACTTGTCTCCTGACTTCGCCAATGCAAATACTTTACAATCAGGTGCTTCCCAATCAAATATTTTGGGATTTGATTTCATTTTGGATGATACTTGAACTGGATGAGCTCCCTTATCATCGACGGCTATCATATCAATACCGAAGTAATCGATGAAACCGAAGTCATCTGAGAAGGGATAAACTTCATAACCTATTGATTTTAGAGCATTGTAACCAGCATCTTCAACGGCGTAACCGACATTTCTCGAATAATTAAACGCATCCAAGATTTGTTGTTGAGTGTCGGGATTGTTAATTAAGTTTGATATCAACGTGTCCAACCTACTCATAGTTGAAGGGTCATTCAATAATTCAGTAACCTCTTCGATGATTTGACGATTGTCAAAAGTATCTATCTTATAAAACTTGAAATCTTTTTTCTTATTCTCCTCAAGGGCTAACAAGGTGATGATATAGGATTGGTTTGTCGAGTGTGTGTTGATTCTATTGAACAATGAATATTTCTGTTCATCATCAACCAACATGGTCAATCCTTTGGTTGCCAACTTTTTCATATCCTGTTCCACCGCTGTGACAATTGCAGAACATGAATTGTGTTTTTTCAGGATTTTGGTAAGCAAAACCATATCTGAAATTCTATCCTCAAATTGTTTGTTACCTGGTTGTAATACTATCTTGTCCCCCATCGAGATGTAATCTCCATCCCTTAAATCTTTGAACATATCAAAAGATTTTTTCTTAAGGAGTTCAGCTCCTTTACCACCAGTACCTGTGGATAATATATTTTGCAAACCTTTACAGAACTTATTACCTTCACCCAATGAATCACATGGGTTTGGTTTTTTTTCAATCTCGTTAATAAGAGCCTCCCGTAATAGGTTTACTAATTTCATAATCAATAAATACCCTGAAGTTGTTTATTCATCCTCCAAAGCGTCGGAAAAGTTTTGATTGTTTGGTTTGGACACGGGAGAATCATCTTCGACATCGTCCCAGTAAATGAATCGATAAGAGTTGTCTGACATATGTTATGAATTGAGGAACGAAGTTACAAAATTTTTGAATGGGTTGTTCATCGGTGTTGGTAAATTTTCCAAATTAAAATACCCACACTCGGTGTGTTCGTCACCATCTTTGGCTTTGGACAAGTTTGGAATGATTGGTTCATCCACTTCAGTTGCGAAGACATACATCATACCAGTTTGTTTTTCTCCAGTCCTATCGAATCTTTTCAGGACCCCTTGGAAGAATAAAGGGGTTTTAATTCGCTTGTGGGTCTCTTCGTAGAATTCTCTGTGAGCCGCGTCAACAGGTTCTTCACCTTCCTCGAGTTTTCCTGCGGGTACGCTCCATTCACCTCCCAAGGAATTCTTGGAATTTCTTTTACACAGAAGACATTTGTCACCGTGTTTAACAATTACTCCCGACGCTTTCTTCATATTATATATTTATCTATAAGTATGGTTTTATCAATAGGAAAAAATGATTTCAATCCACAGGTGATTTCTTTACCTGACAGACTTCGCACAGGTATGCAAGGAAAGACTTTTGATGGATTTGACTCCATGTTATTTATCATGCCAAAAGACGAAGAACAAAGTTTTTGGATGAAAGATTGTATTGTTCCATTAGATATTGTGTTCATCAGTCATGGTTATGTGGAGGATATTTCACCAAATTGTCCTGTTTGTAGCGAGGTCCCGTGTCCAAGTTATAAAGGTAAAGGAGGTTTTGTATTGGAGTTACCAGCCGGAACTTGTCGTGAAAAGAAAATTAAAATTGGAGACCGGGTTGATTTTATGTGAAAAAGTTTATAACTTTGACACATGGAAAACAAATTAAAACTTTATTGGAACAAGATTTCGGAGGGACTCCGAAAGTTCTTCAGTCATGTATTTTGGGTTGTCTTGGTCCTTATTGGATTGGGTGTTGGGTTTGGTGTAGGTTTCTACTACAAACAAATTAAAACCGTGGAAATGCCCTCGAAAATGCATATTGTTGAAAGGGAATCAATCATTTTGGCGGTTGATGAAAACTCTCGTTTGATGGTAATTGAAAAGTCGACAGGTAATTACACCATCTATGAAAAGGAAATTGGTAAATCAATTTTCACACTTTACGCACGTAACATTTGGGGTCAACACAATAATTCGGCCCAATAATGAATGTGGATTTTCGGACAGGGTTTGTCCTCTGGCTTATTGTTATCTTTGGTGGATTGGGAATGGTGTTGTTGAGCATCAAGGAGATACAAAAAGACGTTGAAGAGGACTTCTTGGTGGAGTTGGGTTCTTATTCCAACTCCCCAACCTGTCTCCACATGTATAATATTATAGAAAAATATCGAAAGGAATACGACGTACCCGCTTACATTGCTTATAATCTTGCATATAAAGAAACGGGTTATCGTGGTCCATTCCATTGGTCCTACAATCCATACAGAACTTCTTATGCCGGTGCAGAAGGACCGATGCAAATCATGCCCTCAACAGCTCGTGGGTTATTAAAACGAAAGATTTCCCGACAGGAACTCAGGACAGACTTGGAACTTAATGTTGAAACCTCGATGTATTATCTCCGTAGGTTGAAAAATAGATATGGTTCTTGGTCCTTGGCTTGTGGTTTCTATAATACCGGATATCCACAAGTGAACTCTTACGCAAGTTATTGTGTTTCAAATAAAAATTATAAGAATAAATGGGTTAAGCCTTAGAAGCTTCAATCTTTTCTTGTAGTTTAGTTACAAATTCTTTCTGTAACATTCTTACAAATTTGATATACGGAGCGTCCTCGGATTCTTGATTGTAACGGTATGGGTCGTCGTTTGGTCTTGGAGCTCTTCCGAGATAGTTCAAACCCGAAATATTCGTGATACACTTGTGACCTCCTGAATTGGCCTGAATCAAATCCCAAGCAGATACTCCTATCTTATCTAACATTTCGAATTGTTTTTCAGTCAATTCTTTGTAAGGCAGAGACATAACATATTGAATTTGTTTCATCAACAACTCACCATTTTCCAATTCTTCAAATTTGTCCCCGTAAAGTGCTTTGAAATCTTTGAAGGTAAATCCAACGGACATAGGACCTATTGAACTTTCGGAAACGTACTTAATAGTTGACAGAGGTACTCTTTTGGATTTCAATTGTGATTCCCACTTAGATAAAACCTCTTGAGCAATATCACCTAAGTTCACGCCTTTTAGTTCTCTATCTTTCTTAAAGGGATTACATGAGGCTTGTAACAATCCTAATGGCCAAGCGATAACCAAAAAGTCCGTCTCAGGATTATTTTTGAATGGTGTGTATCTATCATATGAACCTGGTTTCATCATGTTACCACCTCCGTATTGAACGATGATATTATCCATAACATTCACACTTCGTGAATCCTTCATTTGTTTGATGTATGATGCTTGGTTTGAAACCAAATCTTCAGGCTTGGGTAATTTTCTTTCACCCATTTCTTTTTTAATTTGGTTCAGGATTGAATATAAAGAAGGACCTGAATTCATTACCAAGTTTTCTAAAAACTTTGGTTTGTTCTTGAAGGCCAATAACAATTTATTAAGAACCATTCCCATTGCAAACTTGTTCTGTAATAGACTCTTATCCTTATCGATTCTGAATATGTAATTCATTACTTGTTCAGGAGTGATATCATATTTTGCAAAGTCAGCAGAGTCTATCGTAGAAATTAATCTAAGGTCTGTCTCAGGGAAAATATCTTTTGGAGAAACAATTTGAGATATTGTCTCAACGTTGGAGCGGGAAGGTCTAAAAGATTTTGCACCAGTTTCTTCAGCACCAGCTTGTCTATCATGGTGGTCTGTATGAATCACAAACATTGGTTTTCCGTGAGCAAAATCTACCAAAACAGGCATTACATCTCCATTGGCATCAGTTTTCTTGACTGCAAATTCTTTATCACCATATTGAATAACTTCAGAATCAACAACTTTAATTCCATTGTTCTCCAAATAGTTTTTCATGGCAAGTGCTGTAGTCACCCCATCAAGGTCTTGGTGAAAATAAATTTTAGCCTTAGGGTATCTCTCCGCTAAGGCTTTAATATCTCTTAAACCCGACTCATTGATTATTTTTTTCATTTGAATAAGCTCGCAATAGCAGAACCAATTTTACTGATTATATTTTGATTAATTCCAAGTGATTGTAATTTGGACATAGTTTTTGGTCCCATTTTTCCATCAACATCTAATCCTTCCATTTGTTGGAACTTTTTTAGAGCTTCAATAGTTTTAGGTCCCCATGCACCATCAGGTACAATTACAATTTTCACACCCTTACTTTTGAAATAATCATTCAAACCACTTTGAATTTCAAAGACCTCGGAAGGTTCCAAAAAATATGGTTGTTCCATTAAGATATTATTCTCTGACAAATATTGTCTTTTTGTCGCTTGGATATGTTGATTTAAGATTGAATTTTTTTCTTCTTCTGTAATAATAAATTTTTTCATTTTAACTTAGTGTTAGTAGGTATTTTAGTCTGTTCATCTCAGCCAACATTTCGTCACGGATGTTTAACAAATCACTATCCGTTTCAGGGTTATATAGTTGTGAAAAGGATAATAAAAACAAAACGACTGAATTTACATAGTCATCAACACTCACAGTATTGAAATCGAATAATGGAATGTTGAACTCTCCTTGGAAACTGGGTCTACCATGTTTACCCATACAAACTTCAACAAAGTCATCAATCAATCCACTTAGATTGTCATATACCTTTCCAAAAGCTTTATGTTGAGCATAAGACTCTGTTTGCCAATGAAAAATTTTCATTTGGTTCTGAGCCATTAATAAATTTATTATAACTGTATTTGTCATTTTGATTAAATTGCTTTTCCTGTTAATGGACCAAATATTAAATTAGTAAAAAAGTCCCTCGTTGGGTCTGATGATGTTTCACTCGAACTTGTTTGTGTTTGAGTCTGTTGTGTTGGTTCTTCTTGTGAAACTCCTCCAAATTCGGTTTCCCAATTTTGTTTAGCTTCTTGGGTCTGTGAATATTCATTCATCTTACTGTTGAACTCTTGATTACCCATTTGTTTAGATAGTTCATCGGGTCCTACAAAATTCCCCAAACCTAAGTAATCTAAGAATCCCGCCCAAAATTTGGTTCTTCTCATAAGACTCCTTGTTGCTTTGTTACCAAACAATCTTGGCATTCCACTAGCTTTATATTTTTCAAAACCTTTGATACCTCGAGCGGCACTTCCTCCAAATAATCTAAATAGTTGAGCATCTTGTTCAGCAGCACTTCTTATTTGTTTCAGAACAGAAGTGGCTTCCTCTGATGACATGGTTTTTTTAGAAAAGTTTTTAGCAATTTTTGAAGCTTTTCGTGAACCGGCACCAACTTTTTCGAAAAACATGATTGCATCGTTAATGGTGTTTTTTAATGGTTGTCCCATTTTACCTGTTGGGATACTATCAACCATTTTTCTTAATTTTGGTGCCCATACTCTCACTTGGTCCATGAGTTTTCCCACCATAGTATTTTGTTTACCAATTTGTTCCATCATTCGTGTCGCCTTAGCTGGATTGGTTTTTGCAACTTTCATGGCATCATTTGTTAGTCTGATTACTTTTGAACCTCTTCCTGCTAACATGAGAGGTTTAGCGGCTAAATCTCCCAAGTAAGGGATTGCCGATATTAAAGACAACATCCCAAAAAAAGTATCCCCTTGATATAGGTAGGATAAACCATTTCCGATATCTATGACTCCTGTTGGGTCAAAGATACCAGCAACATCAGCAACATAGTTCAACCAATGAGCCTCATTGATTTGTTCCGACTCTTTCAAAATCTGTTGAATTTGCTTAAGTTGTGACTCGGTAAAAATTACTTGCATAATACAATTATATTACTATAAATACCATCATCACCAAAAAAGAAAACCCCCACCATTGGTGAGGGTCTGATTTAATTCTCTTTATTGAATTCCAATACTTGTTGTCGTTTTTCTTCAACAAAGGTATTCACTCTTTTTCGAGCAACCTCGGCATATTGTGGACTCAACTCAATACCAATCCATTGTCTATCTAAAACCTCTGCAGCCACCAAAGAAGTACCTGAACCGGCAAACGGGTCAAGAACAACATCATTCTTATAGGTAAGAATTTTGATTGCCTTTGTGGGTATGTCCATCGAGAATGTGGCTTTGGTTAAACTTCGAGTGTCGGCAAAGTAATTCCATTGTCCAAATACCAAATCGATAAACTCTCTTTTCTGAGCTTCGGTGTAGAAAGTTTTGGGTTTCATCACACCGTTCTTATCTTCTCTTTCTCCAAGTTCACCAACCCATTCAGGTTCACCTTTGACCTTTTTGATGTGGTTCTTTTTGTAGGCCAAAATGACACATTCCTTTGGATTGTAGATGTATGGTGCTGAGGGACTCATCCAAGACCCCCAAGCTGTGGTACGACTTCTGTGTGGAGATTCTTCTTCAAGGTCAACAACTCCGAAGAACTTGTAACCAATCTGTTTCATAATCTGCCATACTTCACTGACCATAAAGATTCTACCACCTTTATCCTGACGATTAATCTCATATGGAATGTTCAAAGCAATCCTACCGTCGTCTTTAAGAACTCGGTAAGCCTGTTCCATCCAGGAATATGTAAATTTTACATATTGCTCCCATATCATATCATCATCGTGAACATCGTAATCAATCCCAACCCCGTAAGGTGGAGATGTCACTATCAAATCCACTGAACCTTCGTCCAGGGTTTTCATGACCTCAATACAGTCACCGTTAATTATTGTTTTAATTTTATTCATCTTTTGTTAATTCATGTAAGAAAAAAATCAAAATGATTGGCCAAAGTAGAATCATAAAAATTCTTTGGGGCCAACTCATTCGAGCCATTGCATTATATAGTGCTAATACTTCTATTGTTCCAGTGAGAAACATACCGCACAATAGATAAATCAACATTATTTATTTTCTAAATTTTCAATCTTTCGCTGTAAATACCACAGAGCCTTTTTCAAATCCTGTAATTCTTTATCGGTACCTTTTTTACCTGCTCTTGAGATATACTTCACTGTGTTTCCCAAGTGGAAATCCAAATCCCAAGCTTCGATAACCTTGATTGCCTCATAGGGATTATTCTCACCTCCATAATGTTCGGGATGTGATACGTATTCGTAAGATGTTGAATGTTCTGACATTTTATTTAAGCTTAAGTATTGGACAATAATAGGTTTTCCATGTTGGGTGCCAATAATACTCACCAGTTGTGCTTTGGGTATCAATTTCATCAACATGGGTCAACCCCATTTCCTCGAACTCAATAGTACAAAACTTATCGAGAATATCAAATTCCTCTTGGGTAATATGTAAACCATTTTCATCCTCCCTTGGGTTGTTGAAGAAAGAATATATCCCATCGGGTTGGAGAATGTTTGGTATATATCTGTGGAAATCCAAGAAATCTTCATCCCAAGTGTCTATATAAATCCCATCAAATTTTGGTAAAAACTGAAGGTACCATCTCCAATCACCATAAAGAATTGTAACGTGAGGTTTTAGATGCCAACCATCTTGTAACATTTTGGTATAGACATCAAGGTGGGCTTCAATAATCCAATGTTCAGTAACAATTTGTTTTTCAATATGGGTATCGATGAAACCCATTCCAAATCCAACATTCAACACCCTTCCACCATTCCTACAAATGATTTCTGCAGATTTCTCCATGATGGGTTCTTCCCAATCCATCATGATTGCAGCACCATTTTCATCCAACAATCTACCGTCGTCAGTATAGGTTAGAGAACGGTCAACGTAAGGTTTATACATTTTCTTTTATAACGTAATAATTTTTAGCCAACGAAGATTCTTCAATCAAATTGGATTCACAAAGTTGTTCAATAATCATCATGGTAGATTCCATATCTTTCTTTATAATTCTATCCTTGATGTATGTAATGTGAGTTGGTCTTTTTAGATTTTTGAGAACAAACTCTTGAGTTTTTGCATCCACGATTTGGATTCTTTTAATTGGTAATACTTTCTACGGACTATTTTACCTAATTCAAAATCATTTGAGTTCTCAAGAATTTCCTTCTCGCTTATTTCTACCTTTCTTTTCAGCATTTTTCTTAGATGCTTTAGTTGTTGGTTTGTCGGACACGACTACTTCAACAGGTTTATTGGTCGAACGTGATTGTTTCCATTCACTTTTGGAAATGAATTTCCATAGAGATGTTGCAAATCCAGCCAAAACATCTGCAGTTTTATTATCCTCACGACGGATATCACCGGTTTGTTTATTTTTGAGTGTCTTCATGGTTTTTGAATTTATAATAATATAATGTAATTATTGGTCTGTTTCAAGTTCAAGGATTTTTTCTTGGAGTTGTTTACCATCTAATCCCATGTTGAAAAGTTCAAACACTTGGAACGAAAAATTATCAGTAAAGATTAAAGACTCAACTTTGAATAAGTCCTGTATTGACTTATGAAAGTTAAGATGGTTGATAATCATTTCTTTGGATATGAACCGTTTAGTAAAACCCATTGTCCGTCGGTATTTAATTGTATTGTACAAATATAATCCATTTTCCATTCAGTTGGAGCTATCATGGATAAAAAATATTTATTTTCTTCTCTTTTATATAAAAAATATGTATCTCCCACAATCGGTTCAAATCTTATTTCAGAACTATAAACAACTTCATTAAGATTATAGGATAATACCAACTCTTCCATTTCTTTTTTCAACTCCTCAAATTTTTGTTTTATTAGACTATTGAATTTAGAAGTGGAACTTTGAAGGAAGGCTGAGGTATCTGGTTTAATTATTTTGGGAGCACCAACATGACTTCCAAATGGAAGGAGATTAAATTTGGTTCCAACCTTTTCGTTATGTGACGGGGTACTCACGGTAATGTTTGGGTAAAATAACTATGAATCTTTCTTTTGAATAAAGGTAATAAATTACTTTCCAATGGAAGGTTATGACTTGAGTAAACCTCAAAGATTGGTATATCCATACTTTTAGTTGTTGAAAACTTTTTAATGACCTCGGTAAAAGTTTTATCATTACCTTGGTATAGAAGTTTACTCTCGATTTTACTACCATTCTTGGTTTCATAATCTTTGATATAATCAACTTCCCAAATATAATACATCTCACCGAAAGTGTCGTGATAAACAACATATGATTTGTTTAACGATAAATTTTTTCGATTTTTACGTAACTTGATGGAAGTCGCTTCAAATGAAAAGTCCCACATCCCTTTACAGACGGAAAAATACTGTAATAATTTTTCATGAGATTCTTTCAATATATTATTCAACTCATTTTTTTCAGACTCAGTGAATTTTTTTCTACACAACTTACTTTTCAAATCATATAACATGATTTCATCATCGATTTCTGAAAACTCTTTTTTCAACACAATATATTTTCCATTTTTTAGATAATTTCCGATGGAAGCCATATGTAAGGATAACTCCGTAAAATAGGGATAAATTTCTCCACGACCCAAAGCTTCTTCCACTTTGGATAAAAAAGAACTTAAAATGTATTCTTTGTGTTCCATATCAATTGGTCTTTGTAAAAACCAATCGCTATTAAGAATAAATTTTGTAGATTTTTTTTCCATAAACAAAAGATAAAGATGTTCATGGATTTATGTAGTTAATTTTATTGATTGTTTAATATGTAATACAAGGTATCTCCGAACATAATTTCATTTTCCGAACCATCATAGGTATTCAATGTGTGTCCATATCCATCAGTATCCACAACATCTCTAACAAGGGAATCCATATCAATCATATCTTGATTAACCAAAAACTCCAACATTTCTTTTTCACTAAACCCACCGAATTCTCTCAAATAGTCCAAAGGGTCATTCTTAGCAAGATTGTAAAGTCTTTCAATAATTTCATCAATTTTATCCTCATCGACTTCCTCACCCTCAGGGTTCTCATAGATATGCTCGATTTTTTTTTCAGTTGCTTGAATATCTGACATCAACTTATCAATTTTTTCAGGGTCAGATTCGTCTTTCAACATACCCTGTAATTTTTTAATTTTGATTTCGTAGAACTCCAAATATTGTTTTTGTCTAAATGAAAGTGTCATTTCCGATGTTTCAGCATAAGCATCTGGCTCATCATAAACACTATCAGAAATGTTTTGATATACAAAATTATTCAAACGTCTTAAATTGATATGTTCTTTGACAAAATTTTCTGAGAATCCTTCCAAACCTATATCATCGAGTAAATCTTTGACATTTTCCATAGCACTACGATGGGTGTCAATTTCATCACCCACATACCAAGTGTCTTTTGTGTCTGCCAACCTAAATTCAGTCATGTGATAAAATTCACCCACGGGAATCAAATCGTACACGTCATATTCTTCTGTATCAATATCACCATATTTAACAAAAAAATTATAAAGGGCATTGGCATTAGACCCTAAATCCCCTGAGTGTAAATTTTTGGGATTCCACACATCTTTTTCTCTCCGTTCTTTTGGTGTGTCATGTAATACCCATTCGTTTAGAGAAGATACGTTTTCAACCAATTGTTTTTTGGTTACTACTTTGATGATTTCCATATCAATAAATACATTATTTATACTTTATGTTCGAACTTACAAATCTATATTTTGTTAATATTTATCAATATAAACTTTAATAAAAATTTGAACATGGGTTGTGGATGCAAAAATAAGACACCTGAACAGATAGCCGCTCAAAAGCAGAGACAGGTCGAGTCAATACAAAGTACTATAAAACAAACAGTAAACAAATATTATAATAAGACTTCACCTAAGTAATAAGTCTGAATTATCAAAACAAGGGGATGTGAAAACTTCCCCTTTTTTTTATATTTATTGTCATGGAAGAAAAGGCAAGAAAAATTCTTCAATCTATTGAAGATAATCCTGATAGAGTTTCAAGGGTTTACGGAAATATTAATAACGCTCTCAACCATATTGTTTTATTATCACCACAGGTCTATGATGAAATTGATACAAAAGACGAGCCATGGTACGACAATGATTTACAGGATGCAATCATCTACAATCAGTTGAGCAACTCCAAAGATGAAATTGACTATATCAAAAAGTTCATTAACAGGCACGACTTTAATGATTTAAGTATAGAGGGTGATAGAATTATTTACAACGCAGATTTGGACGATGTTCTGAATCTTTATGACGACAGAGGTCGTGATTCCATCGCTAAAGGTGTTGCAAAGTTAGTTTTAAGTGATGATGGATATACCGAGTGGTTTTCATCAGATTTTTATGATTTATCAGGACTTATAGATGAGTTGAATAAAGAAAACCTACAAAGACTCAAATTGAAATTTATTGAGGAATTGAATGGTATTATATCTCGTGAAAAAATAGAAGAAGATGGTATTGAACTTTTAGATGAGATGTTAGAGATTCAAGGTAATCCTGAATATCTCGAGGTGAATATGGAAAATATCAGTGAAATGTTAGAAGATTCTGAAACACTAAAGTTTTTATTTGAGAATTATTTGACTGATTGGGAAGGTGAGTTATCCAATGCATACAATCAAGCATATAACGATGCTTTCGGTGATGAAATGTCAGATGAAGTATATTCAGGTATGGAGGAATTATTGGGTAAAATGGAGAGAAATGATTACACAATAACGGGTAATGATGGTAAAAAATTCTATCGTACAAATTATCTAATTGATGTAACACCTAATATCGTAGATATATTTCTAAATTACTTCTCAGACTACAAAAACCATTATCACCAAATTGATTATTACGGTAACTTTACAAATATGATGGATGAGTATTTGGACGACAATGGTGGAAGAATTGATTTTAGAATACCCGACTATCCTGATTCAAGAAAAGTAGAACAAATATTCAACGATATTGTTGAAATCTAAAAAGGGACTCAGATGAGTCCCTTTTCTTTTGCTTTGTTCTCCAATATTTCTAATTGTTTTTCTTTTTCATCCAAAATCAATTTTTGTTTCTGAATACCGTCAACAATTAGAGCAACCATGTTTTCATATTTAACACCGTAAAGTCCTGAAGGGAACTGAAATGTCAATTCAGGAATGACTTCTTTTACTTCTTGAGCAATGAATCCGATTTCTTGTACTTCCCAAATGTCAGGACTATTTTGTTCTACGTCAGCCCAAACGAATTCAACACCTCTAAGTTTCATAATTTTTTCTAATGAATCTTCGAAATATTGGAAGTTTTCTTTAAGTCTTATGTCTGAAGCACCACCAGCACCTGTAGGTCCTTTTGCACCGATATTTCCTTTTGGTCCTTTAGCCCCAGGAGCACCGATTGGTCCTTTAGCACCTAAGGGACCTTTGAATCCTTTTGGACCCTTAGGTCCTTGACCACCTTGAGGTGAAGGTCCTGGAAAACCTACGGGACCTGGAACAGGTAAACCTGTTGGTCCTTGAGCACCAGTGGGCGATGGACCTTGGTCACCTTGTCCTCCTTGGTTACCTCTAGGTCCTTGAGCCCCTCTTGGACCTTTATTACCAGTTGGTCCAACGGGTCCTTTGTTACCACCAGGTGCTGTTGGTCCCTTAATACCTTTGATACCCTTGTTACCTTGAGGTCCTTTAGCACCTGTAGGACCAGGTCCACCATTGTTGCCAGGGAAACCTGTTGGTCCTGGTGATGCATTACCTTGTGGTCCCTGTGGTCCCGTAGTGCTAGCTCCTGTAGGTCCTCCAGGTCCTTGGGAAGAATCTCCAACAGGTCCTTGTGCACCTACGGGTCCTTTACCACCTGTTCCACCCGGAGCACCAGTTGGTGAATTACCAACGCCTCCCTTAGGTCCTTTGATTGACGAACCCTGTGGTCCTTTAGCACCTTGTGGTGAGTTACCTTGGCTACCTTTAGTTCCAATTGGACCTTGGTCACCTCGAGGTCCTTGGTTTCCTCTTGGTCCTTTTGCACCAATAGGTCCTTTATCACCACCAGCACCAGCAGGGGCAGTTGGACCTTT